TCACCAATCAGGCCTGTTCATCCAGTTAGTTGGTAAATCTGTACCTGATACACGAGAATCAAACACCACTTCTTCAGTGCCATCACCATGATGCCGGATAATCTGGTAACCGGATTGCGGGTTCTGGCTCTCAGCTTCATAAGCAGCCCGGAATGCTGGATCTTTGAGAAGCATCACTTTCAGCTCCTGATGTGTCATGAATTTTTCCATGATAAGCCCCGATGAATGCTGCCGCGCCGAATCAGCCATAACGCTGAAAATGGAAACTGTACGGCTTGGCCAACCCCGGACAGCAACAAAACAAGTTTTGTCACTGACCGGCGTTATCTTTCAAAACAGACAGTTAACGATTTTTTGTCTGGTGTTTATGCGTGAAATTTCGTGCGTACGAAATTCACCACCAATAAACAAACGGACGATGACTGACCGGAAAAGCAATGCCGTCAGCATCATGACCACGCATTACCTGATTGAGAAGCCTTCTGACTTCACGGCGCTCAGGCCTGGTCATCATCATATTGCGATACCAGGACGGCGATTTATCAAACCATCTGGCACAACTGGCAAAATGTGAACCTACACGACGATAAGACTTAAGGCGGCCACCGGGAAGTCGGTCACGCGCCTTATTTTTTACAGACATAATAAATCCTCTAAGTAACTGAATACCTAGAAGATGTCGTACTGTTCATACCCCATAAAAGTTAACGCCATAATAAAAATCCATACAATCAGTTCAGGTTGTCCCGGAACAGTTCACCGCTCCTCGCGGCGCTGCGGGGCGTCGCCCTGCTCCGGTCAACCTTTCTGACCTGAAGCATCACCATAATATCAGTCTTGTTGCTTTCACTGGTACGGGAACCGAAGAAGCTCCAGCCGGAACTGGCCTTACTGTCTTTCTGTTCAGCAAGGCCACCAAGTAAAATAATATCACCATCTGCAAGGCTGACTTCGGTTGTTACATCACGCTTGATAAGGGTTGGCGAGTTATTGACGCCGGTTTCAGTGGTCACAAAGTTGGAAAGCTGCTGCTGAATCTTGAGATCCATTGTCCGACTTTTGATTGATGGCGTCACGTTAAACAAAACACCGCTGGAACGATATTCAACGGATTGCGTTGTCGTATTGTTATTCACCGTAACACTGCCCAGTACTGGCACATCAGAGCCGACTGAAAAAGACGCTGAGGCATTATTTTTTACCCGCAGTCGTGGCGCACTGACAACAGTAAAACGACTGTCGGTTTTCAGCAGATTGAAAATGGCATCAATGGAGCCGGTTCGAATATTGATAAAATTATCCAGTCCGGCAGCACCAACTGAAATATTGAATTTATCAGACAGAATTTTAGCCGCTAAAAGAATGCCGGAGCCGTCAGACTGCGAGGTCTGAACCTCAAAAACATAACCAGAAACAACCACTTCATCACTCATCGTATCCAGCGAAGTGACCAGTGTTTTCAGGATGGCGATATCCTCTTTCGTACCATAATAAACCAGAATATCACCGGTTCGATTGATGTAGTTGCTTGCCCCTGATGAACCTTTTAGCGAATCGTCAGAAATCACGGCTCCACTGTTATTGAAGGAGCCTGAAACGTAGCCGCCAAGAATATCAGACAGGTAGGCAACAGAACGGTACTGAGGCGTATAAGTCCATGTATAACGTGGCTTAACCGGCTCTTTCGGCGTATAGGGCGCGATAAAATCAACACCCTTTTTCGTCCATATTCGAATGTTCATATTGCCAAGATAACGGGTTACAAATTCCCGTTCATCAATATCAGGTGTTAACCTGAATGTAATCATTCGTTCATCATTAACAAGCTGTGGATCTAGCATATACGGGACTTTAAGCACCTCACTGTAAATAAGAGAAATAGCCTCCGGTAGCTTGACTTTATTTAATTCAAGCTCTGACCCTGCGAAAGCACATGAAGAAAATAGTAGCGTTAATGCGAGTAAAATCTTTTTCACTATTTTTTCCCCGTATAAAGCGTCACACGCTCACCATCAATAATTCCGCTCATCAACATCCCTTTGTAATTAAAACTGGATGCAGGAACGGCACGCAAAACACCGGCACCGTTAACAAGAATCACAAACGCCCTGCCTTCACTGGTCATTCTCCCTGATATACGCCACTCGGTTGAAAGTGGCGGTTCAGCTGGTTCTGAGGGAGTATCTGGTGCTGGAGTAGCAGCGGAAGAACGAAACATGGCCGCATCACGTACATCTGTTGTAGTCAAATCTGGCGAGGGATCGCTTCGGCCAAACGTGCTGAAAAATGAGTAAATCAGCCAGCCTGACCCGATAAACATCAATGGAAAAAGCACAAGAAAGAACCTGACTTTGCCAGAATTCCAGATGCTCTGGCGTTTATCTGTCTGCTTTTCATTACCGTTATTTCCTTCATAACTTTTGTAAAGTTCAAAAATATCAGGGTTATATTTATTGCGATAACTGGTGACGAGGTTGCTTTTATAGATTTTGTGGCCTGAATATACGTCAATGCAGTAATGATTATTCAGGCCCAACGCTTTCAGCTTGCGCATCCGGTAAGTTGTTTCTATTTTGTCTTTCAGAAAGCGAGCAATATTAGAAAGTGACTGATTTACAATAACCAAATCACAGCTAATACCCGTTTCAGGGTGCGTAAAATGACGATGTTCAGCAATAAATGATTTCTTCTCAGCCGTCATATCCTTATCGCTACCGAAGATTCGCCATGCTTCATCAATAACAATTAAATCACCAAACTGGCAAAAGCTCCCATCCCCACCTTTAAAAGGAAAGAAATCTGCTTTAAGCACATCATCATTATCCACAACAATAATTTCTCCCGTTGCATCAGGATAACGTTCGGTGATTTTATCTTTTTGTAAACCATAAATGTTCGTCACAACTCTCCGGCCGCTGGTAAATGCCGGAATAATGACATTGCAAACGGCTTCATAACTTTTTCCTGAGCCGGGTATGCCAATATATGCAGAAATAGCCATAACTCACCCTATAACAGGAATACGTCGAATAATAAAACGAGTAGCCATTGCGGAGATAATCATACTAATCCCCTGTGGTAATTTACTCAGGTTAATGAAGTACCAGAATCCGTCTGATAAATTGGCAAGCAGCGATGAGAGATTGCTTGAATCTGGCAGTAACTCAACAAGGATTTCAACGAAGCCCTGGACTACAAAATACAGCGCAAAGAATACGACGAATTTAATAATCAATGACCGGAATACAAAACCTAACAAAGTATTTAATGCACTAATCAGAATCCCAAACATAGTTGCACTCCTTTAGGCACTCAGAATAATACGGAGCGCAACAAATCCCCATATAATCAGAAATATGGTTTCTACGGCGCTTCTGTTCTGCTCAATTAACGGACAATGGGAGTCAATTCTGTACTGGTGATTAAACACGCTGAATTCAACAACGGGGCAGGATGCTGAATGAGAGCCGATGTTAAATTCGTTTGTAAAAGGCAACAAGTTAATAATTGGCGTTAAAATATCTCTTGCCGTTGGCGTTTCTTCAAGCTCAGGCTCTTTTACACCGGGATCTTCTCCCAAATCTATATTGCCATTATTTCCAGTGTCAGATCCTGAGTTGTTATTAATGGTAATATCAATATTGACGTCAGCCCCTGCACTGTCAGATACAGGTGAAAGCATATCTAATAACGTTGGAGATAGCCTAAGTTCCGACATCGCAGAAGTTACTTCAGCCGGTGAAACCTCTTTAAACGGTAAGCCGTTATAATCGGCATTAACGGCAGCTTCAGACCACAGCTCGTTAATCATGTCGGCAAGAAGTGCTGGCGATACACTAACACTATCAAGATACTCCAGATAATCAATCATGGACTCAATATTTCCTGCCTCCAGTACTTCCGTCATGGCTTTATATTTGGTATTGGTCCAGATAGTAAGCTCACTCTTTTCATCAATATCTTTTGCGGTGTAATCCTCTTTTTCAGGAACGGCGCAAATCGTCGAATATCCACCATTTGACTGATTAGTCGTTTTACAAGGCGTGTTGTGATACTGATATTGCTTTCCTGCTGTTAAATAAGCAACGCTGTAATACATAGGAAGCCCTGCTACATTTTCATACATGGGAATACCTGCGGGAAATGAAGATGCGGCCGGGTTGCTATACAAGTGTGTAATCTCAGGTATTTCATAAAATGAGGAAGGATAAGTAAACTTATAATTCTGTTCAGTAAAGGATACATCTCCATTACTGTTGACAACTTTATTCGTCACAGTGCGTTCAAAATTCGTTAGTGTTTCAGTATAAGTACGCGAGTTATAGTCATTAAGATAATTTCTGGCAATTTCAGTTGGATTATCACCATAGTAATAAATTAGCTCTTTCGAATCCTGATAATAATAAAGTGCATTATCTGGCGTGGAATATCCTGTTTCAACACCTACAACTGGAGAACCCGCATCCACATTATTACGACTAACATGAAGGATTACCGGACTTAATTCCTGTGGTTCAAAATTAACGGTTATCGTCTTACTTTCACCACTTTGACCACTGTACGTTACTTCATATAAATTATCGGAAATCTTTTTACCGTTAGTCATTACCATTACCGAGCCGTCAGATGAACTCAAAGAAGACGGAACAAAAGATGATACAGCAGCAGCAATACCCGCCCACGTTGCAACACCGCTCATTTTGTATGATGAGGCAGCAGGCAAGTATTCGGCAGCATTAGCCGCAGCGCGGCCAACAAAAACACGGGTTGCTGTAAGCTGTGATGCCGTATAAATCGCATCATTGGCAGCAAAGCGACGAACAAGCACCCGGCCAACGACTTTAGGAATAACAGCCCGCGCAGCCACTGCTGCAATTGCTGGTACAAATGAATATGAATATCGGGGAAAGGAAACCCAGAGAAAGGAAAAAATAAAGGAATAAACCGTCAGCCTCTTAGCCCAAGAATAACGACATAAGCTGAGACGATCCCCCATAAAAGGGAACCCAATTTCCATAATTCAATCTCCATAATAACCTCAAGTAAAACGGGCGATATTGCATCGCCCATGAATAATGAATTTATGCGGATTTAACGGTACGCAATACCCAGCGAACGCCAGCGACACCGGCATAAAGTGTTACCAGTGAAGCAGCAACGGCCATAATCGCAACCAGAACTGTACTGAAATCAATGCTGTTCGTCAGCGGCGATAAATCAACACCACTTGATGCCGCTCCTTCTGCAGCGAAAGTCGCGCCAGAAACAGCCATTAATGCAGGTACAGCCAGAAAACTAACGATTTTTTTAAACATAACTCTATCTCCATTACATTTTAAAGGTTCGCATTCAAGCAGTACGAACCATCTTTATTACCTGTCCCACACCTACAGAATAAAGCCAGAGCAGCAGGACAGAGCCAAAACCTAATGTCCAGTAATTTCCCATTGCAGAATAATCAATTTGATGAAATGGTTCAGAACGTACCATTATTGCCTGACATTCTTTTGCATTGTTCGCATTACATAAATAACCTTCAATACGGTAACCATTTTCAGGAATATGATTATCAAACTGAATATCGAAACCTGATGTATCCATAATCAGCCTTTTATTTCAGTAATGCCGCCATCTGATGAAATGTTATAAGTTACTCCTTCCCTCCCCTCCATTGACCAGACGCGAACATATACAGGTATCTGGACTAACTTACCGATAAAATTATTTGCCTGATTCATTACACCGGCATTAACAAGAGCCTGAGATACACGAATAATAATCTGGTCTTGCTTAGTGCCGCCAAAACCATCAGGAATCTCTAAGCCAACACCAATTTCATTATAGTATCCCTGACCATTGACCTTATTACGCTGGCGAGCACCAAGCATTTTACCTTTTACAAAAAGACCATAATTAGACATATCACTCTCCTTTAATGCCAGTTACTGGCATGTGAAATACGGTTATAATCGAAAATTAAACCTTTCTCATAAACCCATGATGGAATTTTGGCTGGTTTGGCTTCAAGAGTACGAACCAACGGAACAACGTTATTAGAATCCGGTGACTCACAATAAAAGTTAATATCTATTCCGAAAGAAAGTAATTCTTTACGGTGTCGGTAGAATGTAGGTTTCGGTAACATCTCTTTCATGTTCGCGCCCTGCTTCCACAATAAATATGTAGACTGTATTTTTCTTGGGAGATTAATTATTTTTTCATCAGTTAATATAGTATTTTGATTCATTTCTATTCTCCCTACATAGTCAGAGAATAATTTATTGGGTGTCTCAATATTCCAGCTATTACCAAGCGTGAGATTCAAATCAATTAATTCAGTTGTTCTTAATGTTAATTCAATGCGTAATTTATCTTTTGACCAGTCCAGTAAACCAGCTTTAACGAATTCGTCTGCCATCTGGTGCCCTTTTTTGCCAGATGTATGCTCATCATATTTTGAATAAAATTTCAGGCTCCAACGACGGGAGTTTTTCCCTAAGTAAACAGTGCCACCTTTACCACAGGCGCGACCGTGGCGAGTTTTAGCTTTAAATTCTGCGGCATATAACCATGCGCGGACATTTTCTAATGTTGACAATGAATACATGTAATTGATATCGATGCGCGAGATCTTAAATTGCCCTTCCATGACCTGCCGATAGGATGGTAGATCATGAGGAATATGCAGTAATGCCAATATTCTGGCGTAAGCTGTTAACACCAACCCTTGCAAATCGTCGGAACCGATAACAGAGTGACCTTGCAAAAACTTTGATGGATTACCGTCAATGTAGAGATGTGTTGCCCGACCTTCACCATCAGATCCAACAGACCTTACATTCATTGTGGACTCATGCGAACCGCGAACGGTCAACCGTTTTACTGTTTCCCACTCCACTGCACCGTCAGCATCGACGCTGACGACACTACCAGCCGGTAACGGTCGGTGTGTGCAAGGCAGGATTCCGGTAAACCAGTCGATCATAAGTAGTCACACCCATCAAAATATGTGTCAATAGTCATTTGTGAGCAGATTGAATGGTCACAATGTAATATGCTCAGATCTGACAGTCAATACATTTGCAATGTTTAAATTGTCAGAAATGAGCATCAAATCTAACTATTGAAAAACCACTGTTAAGATGGAGCCAAGTAGATGGGCAACAATGAGCATGAAGTTATGGCGGACAAACAGAGAGCAGAACGTATCAAAAAGGTAATTCTGGAACACTCGACTTATGAAGAACTGGCCGAGAAGACTGGCATTAGCGTGAGTACGCTGGTCAGGATAGCGTCCGGCAAAACTGAACCTAAATTCAGTGACATCATTCAGATAGCTAAAATTACGGGTGCAGACTTAAACACCTTAGCTTATGGCTATGCTCTTGATGTTAAAGAAGAAGCTACCGAGCGGAAGCTAATCACTTCTGCGGATGGATATACTGATGAAGAAACCACTAACGCACATAATTTCATCGTGTGGAACATCAGGACACTGGAAAAACAAGATATTCTGGCACTCGCAAGGCAGGTTTCTGCCTTAAGTTCATACACTTACAGTACTAAAATGTTTATGAAAAAAGCGGTGTCTGGAGAAGAGTAAAAGGATTAACAGTCTCAGGAATGAGACAAACGTGCAGTATTACCAACACTGCACGTTCTTTATTGTGCGAGTTTTGAATAGCGAAAAAGGATCAAAAGGATGAGTAGAAATAACGAAACAAGCGGCGTTGGACTGGTTGTCGTGGGCGTATTTGCTTTCTGTCTGGCAGTTGTTGCCTGGCTAATGAAAACTTTCGATGTTGAATGGCAAACAGCACTGGAAACTGCGCCTGGCCTGATAGTCTGGTTGCTTGTTGTCGGTGCGGGGATCTTTTTCGGGATCAAAATGGAAACAGGTCTTGTTCGCTGGGGTGCCCCACTGGCGATCGCCCTTCTGATTCCGGTATTCAAACCAATTCTTAAGGAAGCAGCCGGAGTTCGTGAAATGGGCGGGTTAGTTTTCGATGATATGGTTTCGTGGTACGGAACTGGCTGGGGAATGTCGCTGATGTTCTTCGGGATTCTTATCGTCGGATACGGCCTACTTTATTGGTGGCACAGAAGAAAGTCATATTACTGGTAACTCCGCCGCGGGAAACCACGGTAAAGTTCGGGTGTCACTGAACCCCGAACCGCAAGCGGTTAAATAGCAATCAACTATAGAGAGTAAGTCAAAACATATAAGGGTTAAATAATGACAGTATCTCTTGGCGATGTGTTTGGTGGTTTGGCGTTTTTTCTCTCAATCTATGCAACAATTAAAACCGTAAAGTTCAATGAAAGACAAAAAGCGTTAATAGAAGCGCAAGAAAGGTTAACGAATCTCCAACTTACTAAAGAAAAAAATGAGTTGGAAAGTTCAAAGAAAGCTGATATTAGTGCAAGCATGGTCTCTGTAGGAAATAGAGAATATAAACTAAGAGTTATTAATAAAGGGAAGGTTTCTGCGAAAAATGTAAGAATAGAATTTCCCGATAATAATTCACCAGTATCAATGAGTGACGTTAAAAGCAAATTTCCGCTTGAGTATCTCGCGACAGATCAACCAGTCGATCTCATTGCGTCAGGAGAGTTAGGTCGAGCAAGGAAATTTAGTGTAAGACTAATGTGGGATGACGATTTCAAGGATGATAATGAAATTGTTTTACATATAACATATTGATTTAAATACACTTTATATCGAAGCAAAACAAGTAGAGGAGTAAGGATGAAAAATCAACTTTATAGCCGTCAAGGAATATACGACATAATCAGAAGCCACTATTTAAGAAACTTTCCATATACGATTCAATTTGAAGCGCTTAACGCAATAAATGAACACATTAGCCTTATAATTGATAGCGCATCAATACAAAAAAATGAAAGTGGTGAGTACGTATTTATCAATAATAATCCTAATATGGAAGTTGATGACCCATTTGAAAGCACAGAGAGAAATCTTGCTGCTTATCTATCAAAGTCTAGTGGTGTTGAAGCGTTATTCCAAGATGTGAACGCATTACAAAAATGGTTGCTCCAATATGGATTTATCCATGGTGGTATAGCGACTGAAAAAATGCTGGTTACGAATAAACTATAATTGGTTCGCATAATGACGTTATGCTAAAGAGGCCGCTGCGGGATTCGATTTTCGCAGCGGCCTTTTCAACATAACGAGTCGTACATTATGCGCACTGACGTGGAATGAGGAAGAATCTAAGATTCTTTGGTCATCCTTCTTGTGCTGGTTACATATGGTGTTGAAGTAACAGGATCATTAATTTTAATTACTTCCCGCTTTCAGGCGGCGCTGCAGGTGCTGTGTACCAGTCCTCTTTGGCCACCATCACGCTGCTCTCAGGTTGCAGCACAAAGTTTGGAGACATGATCTGTACATTGAACTCATTGAAGACGTCCTGAATATTACTGTGCAGTTCGTTACGCGCATCAGCCAGCGGCACCTCCGGCAGTAAACATACCTGCAGTTCATATGCAATGTACCAGTCCATCAGACTCAACTGACGCACCAACGGCGGCTGAGAAAGATCGATTCCTTTCGCCCGTTTGGCCGCTAACTCCAACATTGCGTGCACTTGCCGCCACGGTGTGTCATAGCCAATGGTGACGCCAATTGTCAGGTTGACGCCGCCGTTTGCGCTTTGCGCTTTGCGCTTTGCGCACTTAGATTAGTAATTTTCCCGCTGACGACAACTGCATTTGGCACCGTGACTACATAGTTTTCACGGGTGATGATTTTAGTCGCAAGCATGCCAATTTCACTGACCAAACCTTCGTTATCGGCCACCCGAATCATATCTCCTTTACGTAGCGCTCGTGAGTAGATCAAAACCAACCCGCTCATCGCATGATTCATCACCCCGGCCGAACCAAGCGTGAGCATCAGACCAAAGAAAACACTAATGCCTTTAAACGCAAGTGAATTGGCCCCAGGTAAAAACGGATAGGCAGCTGATAACGCAAAGAGCCAAACTACCACCGAAATCAGCTTACGGGTCGCGCCGACTGTATCTGGATGGATCCCCGGCAATTGTAAACGCCCCGCTTCTACTTGGTTGAGCACAGCTTTAAGTAGTTTCAATATTACTACGGTGATAACGAAAATGATTAGCACGATCATTAACCCAGGAAGAGCCGAGACAATCGACAATGCTATATCGCGCACCACTCGAACAAACCAATCACCCAATGACTCTCCCCAAACGCGCGTCCAGGGAAACAGACTAAAGGTCCAGCTGAGCCAGACATACAGTGAGACGATACCCAAGAGGATCATCAATGCTGCAAACAGGCGTGTTTCGATAGCACCGACAAGCCTACGCCACCGCGGAGAGATCCAGCTTCGATTCTCAAAATACGCCGGCGATAAACACGTTTTACCCAGCGCCAGGAACGGTATGAACCGTACCAAAACAGTATCAGTCCCGTCAGTCCTGCTACTGTTTTCACCACCGAAAGCGCCAGCCAGGCACTATTATACTGCTCATTCAATGCCGAACGCTGCTGTTCCATGCGTGCCAACACGCGCTGCGCTGCCTGATCGAGTGTCAGATCATCACCCTCATCAAGATCGCCTGCAGTCAGCAACAGCACCGGCTTGTGATTCATTACGATAAGCCTTCCCGACTGGTTATAGCGGGTGACTGACTCGATTTGTAGAGGCTCACGCACATCGGCTTCGGTGAAATTGCGTAATGTATTGCGGATGCGTAGCACCCGCTCTTCCGGTGTAGTAAGGCCAAAATTTGCCTGTAACATGACAATCGGTTGGTGGAATATATAGACCGTGCGGGCACGTTCTTTCTCGTTCGGCTCCTGACGAGGTTCCGCTGCATTTGCGTTAAAAACCAAAGATGAGAGAAAACACGTTAAAAAAGCGAGCGTAATCCTGTTCATATTCACCACCGGAAATATGAGAATTCTCGTTATTATTCAAAAAGCCAAAGCAAGACGGAGCATCGTTTTAGCATAGACCAGCCTTTCACTTACGCAATAAAGGCACGAATATCGATGACATAGTGGTCGCAGTGGCCTGATTAACACTAACTTGTGCTGAATGATGCTATGCTTCAGAACGCACAATTTAAATCATCAGACAATGCCTAACAAAAACGACAAGATCATCCTGCGCTTTGTGTGCTTACTACTCTTTACCTGTACGCTAACGGGTTGCATATTGACACGCGTTTCCGACAGCGCACATGCCAAAGAGGTCGACAGTTTGAATGTTGTTGGTCTGAGTCTGGATGCCGCAAGAAAAAGAGCAACCGAAAAAGGTTTTGAATGCAGCGAATATAGCAACCTGAATACGGTTGTAACTGACGATGGTGAACATCGATGGCTGCAAACTGAGTGCAGCAAGAAGAGCGCAGAGATGTTTTGTCCGCAAATGCGTTTTGTGGTGCTTAATATCGATCCTAAAACGAATACCGTCATTGAGGTGGGTAAATACATCGATCAACACACATGCTTTTAA